CCACCCACTTGAGAATGTCATACAGCTTGTCAGGGATTTTCATGGTTTGCTCCTTTCTGTGCCCGATTCGGGCACAATCCACATTTATTTGTTGGTGATATGCTCCAAATCTTCAATACGATGATTTGCGACCTTGATCTGCTCCTTAATAACAGATTGTTCTGTTTCTAAGTTATAGGTTCGCTCAATAACAGAATTGTGTTTGTTTACTTTCGATTCAAGCTGCTCCAAGCGATATGCAATAAGGGCGGTGTTTTTTTTGTTTGCCCAATACGACCCCGCCAAAGTCCCCATGAGGGAGATAACTGCAACAATAATAGTTTCGCTCATGTAATTACTCCTTGTTCGCCCAATATTTTTTCATGGACTCGCTTCTCTTTTTGTTGGATTTGGCAGAGACGAGTTTCGGACTATTGCAAGATTCCACTTTTTCACTGAGTCGGGCGCCATCCCACGCATAAAGCCATATATACCCTCCCGCTGTGAGCTGGTTAAAAGTGCAGCATTTTACAATTCCTGTATAATTTACACCGGTCTTTCGTTGCGCCTCAGTTGTTGCCTTATATTCGGCCACAAACTTCCCGTCTTTTGTAAATTGTTTTACGGGTCTCGCTTTTGCGCTGTTGCCGCCAATGTTTATACTTACATTTTTACCCATCATTGAAACTGATTTTTTTCGGCGTGTTTCTTCACTTACCTTTACGCCGGTTCCGCCGTGCTCGCCACCGGAAGATTGGTTATACCCATAATCCGGTGCATTGCTTTTGTGCAAACTTATAAGAGCAATTTCTTGTCTGCAAGCTTCGTCTTTTGTTAGGAAGCAATCTATAATTTCGTGCCTTACATTGTCCCATCCATATTTTTTTAGTGCTCTTGTAAAAATTTTGTTGTCAGAATATCCCTTCCCGTTTTTCCATCTGACGCACGGATACTGAGATGTAATCCCAAAATAAGCTTTCCCGTTTGGGAATATGTGCTTGTACACCCAAAACCTGTGCTCCCGCACCTCCCGGGTCAGCTCCTCCAGCTTGGTATCTGTGACGGCTTGCCGCTTGTCCAGCTTGGCTGCCACGTCTCGAGCGGTTTTGCTGCTGGTAATAAGTACCCCCAACAGCGACAGGCCGCCGGTAATCAGCGCCACGATGATTGCTTCGGTCATTTGTCATCCTTTCCTGCCGCCAGCAGAGCGGCAATCACAAATCCTATACACGATGATGCAGGGACAATGAGAAGTAGCCATAACGGATTCATGTAACACACCCTTTCAGCTCGCGATCCATATTCCGGCGATGTAGATGTCGTACCCTGCAGGTATGTCCTCCTTGGGCCGGATCTGTATGGTGCCGGACGTCCTCAATCGCACATCCATGTTTTTAAGGCTGTACACGCTTAGGGCATAGGTCGATGTCGGGAGATGGTCGCCTATGCTGGCCACGTCATACGTTGTCCCTGCAGGCATTGCCACATTCGTCTCCCCAGACACCCGCAGGATGCCCATACTCAAAGCCGAGATATGCCTGGCCGTACCGCTGAAATTCTTCAGATATGACCCGGACGCACTGATCGTAATGCCAGCCGGGGTAAAGCCCAGCAGCTGCAGCGTCCCCGATGCATCATCGTAGCGGATCACGCTGCGTTTGTTCTGTGCATCGTACACGCCCCAGGCCGCAGCGGATTCCCCGTTGCCGCCGTAAATAGCCGTGTTGTGCGGATTTGCGGCGCCCTCTGTTGTCTGAAACCAGATATCCTTTTCTGGATCGGATTTTTTGTATCCGCCCATGTAGATCATACGATCCGCATAGATAGATTTGTCAAAATAGGCATCAAGCCCCACCTGTAATGCTTTGGTTTTATCGTCATCGCACAGTCGTCCAATGCCAAGGGACGATTTTGATTTTGCCAGGTGCTGCAACACAAAGGACGCCGCAATATCCCGCATGCTGGAATTGCTTGTGCTAAAAGCATCCGTAGCCACCACGCGCACCGTATAGCGCTTGTTTGTATCGGCCGGGAAAATGGTGGAAATGTCCTTGGGGTTGTAATTTCCGGCAGCCGGTGTAGCCGCCGTTGTCCATGTTTCTGCGCCGTATTCCCGGTACTGCACCTTGTAAGCAGCCGTGTTTTTGTTGGATAGCGCTGTGATGGCGGCGGTAAAGGTAACTTTGCCGTACTCTCCCGTGCGGTTCGCTGCGCCGTTTTGCGTGCAACGGGTGGCGGAGATGGACGAGATAGTGGGGACGCTGTAGGGCTTTACGGTATACTCAATTGATTTTGTAGCCGTCCGCCCACGGCTATCTGTTACGGTGCAAGTTACCCACGCACTACCCGCAAATTGCAAGAAATCTGTTGTGCCGGTTTTGGCATTTGCGGTATAAATTGTACCTGTGCCTTGTGTGCGGCCCACCTTGATGCTGTAGGCTTTGATGGTGCTGCCTTGTATACCTGTCCCGGTGATTGTAACTTTGATCTTGCTGCGCAGCTGCACAAAGTACCCGCCATAGTTGGCTTTGACGTTTGTGGGGTCACTCACGGCCACTGTCAGAGATGGCACCTCGCTTGCCGGGATCGCCAGCGTTACCGTACACTCCGAGCGGCCCACATAAGCGGTGCCGTTGTAAGTCTCACAGATGATCGTTGCCGCCAGTTTTGTGCTGTTGGGCGCGTTGGTGGCAAGGCTAACAGGCGGTGTCCAGTTATAGGTTGTCTTGCCATCGTAACCTGTAATTTTAACCGCATTTTTACTGCCGACCTTGTAATATAGTTTGTCAGTAAAGTTCGCGCTCTTGCGGTCAATTGTGATTTTAAGGGCCGTGCCGAGTGTGCCCGTGCTGGGCGCTGATACAGCAGATGCGCGTGGGATGGTGTCCAGCGTCAGCGTCTTGGTCTGCGTGATTACGCCCGCGCTGATTTCCGTGTCCATCCACGTCCGCACCTTAATGCTCCCAGTGCCATCAGCCTTGTGGCTGACGGTGAGGGTGGTGTCCAAGATGGTCTTGGTGGTATTTTGCGGCAGCGTAAACGCTACTGTGTGCTCGGTCTCTGTGCCGCCATTAATGGTGATGTAGTAATACGCCTTATCACCGGGGGCGTTGTTATAGCTGGAGCCGGTCTGCTGCGATGTCCATTTGATGCGGACTTTTGAGGTATTATTGGTTATGCTTTGGCCTATCTGCTCCAATGATAGATTTTGATATACGCTCATGGCGCTCCCTCCTTAACTGACAATCACATCGCTGTTATCGTCCGCCTGTATAACAACGTTGCCGATAATCAACACAGTGGTCTTGATTCGCTTTGTCTCCACGCCATCTGCCGTGATCTGCAATTCTGGGGTATTATTGCGGACAAACTGTAATACATCATTATCCAGCCGCAAAAGGATTTCGTTACCACTCTCTCCGATAATCAAGCCATCGTCCGTAAAGTGGAAGGCTTTGGTGATGGATTCATACTTGGCTTGCAAATCGCCGTCTACGTCATCAATGCGCTCGGTGACTTTGGTGATGTCGATGCCAAGCTGGTCAGTCAGCACGGAGAGCCTTGTGCTGACCTCCTCCTTGTAGCTGCCAAAATCCCCGGTTTCCACATAGTTTTCCAGCGCCGACAGGATGATAGAATTGACATTCTGCTGCAGGTCGGTGATCTGCTGGGTGGTGGTTTGGGTTACCTGGCCTGCAGCATCGTCCACCCGCTCGATTAACTCCGCGCGCGTGTTTTCAATGCGCTCATTTGTTTTTCGATCCGCATCAATTTGCGATCCGGTATATGTGCGGCTGGTCCCGCCCAACGTGATTTGTGTGTTGCCTGGGTCAAGGATGTCCGGAGCCAACTCCATCAGCGGATAGGACGCGCTGTAGCCGTGGGGCGTGCTCAAAAGTGCCGTCATCCTGCCCACCCGGAAATGCTGGATGCCCTCTTGCCAGCCCAAATCCACCGCCTTGCAGGTGATGGTTTCCGGCATAGACAGGCCGTTGTCAGCCAGCGCCGCTTTGGCCTTGGTTTGCAGATTTGCGGCAACGGTCACATCGTCCCACTTGATATGCCGGGTAATGCGCCCATATGTGGCCACGCCGGACTTGCTGTAGATGGTAAGTCCGGACTTAACAAGATCATCCGACAGGGCACCATCCGCCAGCGCCGCAATAGTCAGCCCGTCCTTGCCCTCTGGCAGGATAGCAGTGTAAATCTCCGTGCCGTCCGTCTCGCTGGTGAGGTCAAGGAGATTGGCGGCAAACTGCACCGCTTGTGTGTTTGTCAGCGGCAGTTTTGCATAATAATCCAGATAGTTCCCATCCGATTCATAACGGATCAGCAGATAGCCGCCAAGGGACGATTGGAACAGCTTATCGGAAATAGTAGACATCGCCGTTGCATATTCTTCAGAACTGCGGGTGATGTAATTATTTGAATCGGCCACGGTAACAACACCGGGCTTGATCTGCTGTTCCGTGGACACTTGGCTGTTGTGTTGTTCCAGAATCCAGCGGAAGAAAAAGTCAACCACATTCCCGCTGGCAGCAGCAGCTTTATAGCCCGTATCATCCGCGAAATCTTCCGGGAAGTTGAATGGGGGAATGATGCTGTCATTCAGTGCGGCCATAATGCCCTCTGTTTCGATTTTGTGCGCCCCATAGAAGTCTTTTGTATCGCTGGTGATTCTCCCCCTATATATGGGCAAAGTGCCGTCCAGCAGCTCCACAAGGCCGCTCATGCGGCGCAGATTGCTTAAATAGGGATGTTCTGCGTCCACCGTAAAGGACATTTCCCCGGCCTTGCTGACCGCCAGCTTCACAGAGGGGTCACGGACGATTAGTTTTTCATCCGCAAGGCGCGGGTCATACAGGATATAGTTTTTGTATTTGAGTTGATACATTACATGCTCGCCTCCTGGTATGTCACAGTGATGCTACCTGTGCCGCTTGCGACTTTTGCTTTCAGGGTGTTGCTTCCAGCCGCAAGACGGATAGCGGGCAGAATATGATCTCCCGCGCTGATGTTGATTGTGCTGCTGCCCCAAAGCAAGGTTGTGTCCTGGGCCACCGTGATAGTAGGGATGACAGGCCGGCGCTCGTTGGGTAGGGATAGCTGTTTGTAGGCCGTGCCAAGGTCAGAGCGGGAAACCGTGGTTTTTGCGTTCTTATATTTCCACGGGTCGCAGTCAGCCGTGACCGGGATAGTCTGCATCATTTTGACAAGCTCCACCTGCCCAACGGAGCACCGCCCACTGTAAAAATGGGCGGTGTCCTCGGGGAATGTTATTTTAACGCGCTTGCCGTGGACTTTGTTGCAGAAATCGGAAATCGTAGCAGGCCATGTCTTGCCGCTCACCGTGTCCACGCCGGTGAGCTTCAGTGTAATAGTGCGGTTCTTATAGGTGACTTCGCCGGTCAGCACCTCGGACGCATCCAGCAGGCCGTCCCGGCCCGGAACATCGATCATGTTCGTGCGAACTTCCGGCAGAGAAATAGACTTGCTTGCAAGCAGCAGGCCATATTCTGTGTAGGTGTCTTTTCCGTCAAAGCATACTTTTCCTATCATACGGCCCTTGCCCTCCTCGCATTGATTTTTGCCAGTTCTTCATCCATGCCTGGGGCAAGCAAGCCGACAACCTGGCCACTGTCCATGATGACTTTCATATTTGCCAACATAGGCAAGTACTGTTCCAGCAGCATTATAATTCTGCCGGATCCTCCGCTTGCTGCGCCGTAAGATCCACTTGCATAGTTTCCGTTGATATTTGCTCCTGCCGTAATGGATCCAGCAGAAAAACTCATGTCCCCCTCTATGTCTTTTTTCACAGATGCAAATTCATCGCTAAACCCTTCGCCAAGGCCTTCCGCCATATATCCACCGATCCCGGCAAATACCTTAGACGGGGAGTGGATGCCCAAAATGCGCTTTACGCCGCCAACAAGGCTGTTTACCTTGTCATTAAACCAGTTTTTGATGTTATCCCACATTCCGGCGATGCCGTCTTTTAACCCCTGGACAATGTTTCTGCCGATGCTGCTCCAATCGTAATTCCTAATTGTGTCAACAATAGCCGCAATCACACGCGGAACTGCCGCAATCAGTTCCGGGATTGCTCCGACAATGCCGGTAATCAGCGATACAATGATCTGCGGCGCTGCAAGGATGATCTTGTCAAGGTTGTTCACGATGCCATTGATAAACGCGACAATCAGAGTAGGCACAGCCGCCACAAGCTCCGGGATGCACTTGATAATTCCGTCAATCAGCGCAAACAGAAGATCAATTCCCATCTGGATGATGTTGGGCAGTTCAACAATGATTGCGGCAAGCAAGTTGCCGATAATTAGAGGGACTGCCGCGATAAGCTGCGGAATCGCGTCAATCAGGCCCTGCGCAAGCGTCATAATCAGCAGGATTGCCGTTTCAATGAGCTGCGTCAAAAAGTCCGGGCTTGTCAGCATTTGCACAATCGTCATGGTCACTTGCACAATGCCGTCAATGAGCGTGGGCAGGTTTTCTATCAGGCCATTCGCAAGGAAGAAAAGAATGTCGATTGCCGCCTGCGTGATGGCTGGCAAGTTGTCAATGATTCCTTGCCCTAATGCCCCAACAAGAGTTACGGCTGCCTGCAAAAGCATAGGTAAGTTCTCTGTTATGCTGGTAATGACCATCGGGATAATCGTGGTAGATGCAGATGTGACCAACTGCGAAATGCCGCCCAGGATGACACTAATGCGCGGGATAATGTTCTTGCCAACGGTAACAAGACTATCAACGAACTGCTCTGTAAGTGTCTTGAAATCGGCGTTATCGTCAGCAATGCCGGTAAGCAGGTTGCTCCATGCGGACTTCATGGATGAAACAGAGCCTTGAATGGTGGTGCTTGCTTCTTTTGCCGTAGTTCCGTATATGCCCATTTCATCTTGAACATCATGGATTGCGCTGACAATATCCGCATAGCTTTCGATGCTGTAATTCGTGTATTTACCCTGGGACGCGTTTAGCTCGTTTGCATGGTTAATAAGGCGCTGCATTTCTTCTTTTGTTCCACCATAGCCAAGCTTCAGGTTATCAAGCATGGTATAGTTCTGCTTTGCAAACCCCTGATAGGCGTTCTGGATAGATGCCATATCCGTGCCCATTTTATTTGCATTGTCAGCCATATCCGTGATTGCAACATTAGCCATGTCTGCCGCCGCTTCTGTATCACCGCCAAGCGATTGCAGCAAGGACGCAGAAAAACTTGTAACTGTGTCCATATATTCGTTAGCGGATAGTCCAGCAGTCTTATATGCATTTGCTGCATATTCTTGGACTTTTGCAGAGCTATCCTTGAATAGCGTATCAACGCCACCGACCAGCTGTTCATACTCAGCATAGTTGTTAAGCGCGTTTTTCGTAAGCACGGCAATGCCGGTAGCAGCCGCGCTTACAGCTGCTGCACCGACTTTAGCCGCAGTGGCAAGCCCATTTTTGAATTTTCCTGATAATGTCTCTACATTTTCGCTTGCCTCGTCTTGCACAGATATTTTCACAAACAGATCAAGAAGATTCATGCGTTCACCTCGCTCTCTTTGTAAATTCTGAAAATTATTCGTGACATTCCATTGATAGTATGGTATGATATCGGCAAGGAGGGATTATTTATGATAAGTTTTAACAAAGATTCTGCGTGGGACTTAAAGCCGATTCCCGTTTCCGATGTGCGTGGTGAAGTGAATGGCTTGTTGATTGACGGGGAAGAAATCGCTGCCGCATTTAAGACCGTACGCGACCAGCTGATTTTTACTAACAAGCGAGTCATATCGGTTGATGTACAGGGGATTACAGGAAAGCGCAAGTCCTTCAGCTCTATGCCCTATTCGAAAGTGCAGTTTTTCTCCGTGCAAACCCCAGGCTTTGCCGAAATCATCCCGGATAGCGAACTTGTTCTGACATTCTCCAATGGGTATGTCGCAAAGTTCGAGTTTAAGGGAGGCACAGACATCGGGAAAATCGGAAGAATGATTTCTGATTATGTCCTCAAGTAACGCATATTCGCCCGCCGCCCCTTCACGGGGCGGCTTTTTTAACTTGTAACCCGCAACGATTGACAATATCGCTGGTGATTTCTTCACATGAGCGATTGTCTTTTTTGCTCACATCTATAATTTCAATGTATCGCTTATCGATTGAAACGCCCGCACATCGCTCGCATATTGCTTTAAGCAGGTCAGCAGAATAAATTCGATATGCTTTTTCTTCTGCATCCTGCTTATACCGCGCTACACAGTATGACAGGAATGGCTTTACTCTTTGGCTTCCCCGGTATTCTCCTGCACAGAGCCGGACGGCGTTTCTGCCGTCTCGGTCTGCGCAGATGTAAAAAGGTCCGTAAAGGCATCGTCCGTCATAAGCTCAGTAACATCAACCAGCAACTTGGCAAGCGTCAGCCCAGCGGCATATTTTTTTGCAGGCACGCCTTCCACAGCCGCCAAAATTGCGATCAGATCTTTCTTGTGTCCACGCAAAAGCAGCGGAGCAGATTTCTTAACCCTTGCCAATACAAAGTCCTTTGCATTTACGCCATCCGGGAGCTTCTTGCGCTGAAACAACGCTGCGGCTTCTTTGTCCTCGGCTATGTTGGCAATAGGATCGATAATGTCTGCGATAACATCAAACACTCGCTCCCCCTTAATTTTTGACAGTTTCATGGTGTTACGCCTCCGCCGTACCGGCCTTGATGTAGATTTCAAATGGCACAGTGTCCTGTGCGCTCATGGAGTAGTGAGCGGTGTACTCAAAAGCGAACTGCCCCTTCGCTTTGTCAGCTGTTTTCATTTGGAATCCACCCGTAGAAAGCGCATTCAGCAGATGGATGGCGATAAAGCCTCCATTTGTTTCCCCGTTCATATCGGAGTAGTCCCCCACAATCCAAAGGTCATCAAAGTCGGAATCCTTGAGATCGTTTCTCGGTGTGATCTTGGTGGCGTCTGCCGTTCCGATATCCGCCGCCCCGCATAGGCTCTTAGCAATTGCAGTATCTGCATTTACAAATGTACCGCTGGCTTTTGCCTCCCAGCTGTCCACCATTTTCAGCTCCTTGGTATTCTTGGGGCAGTTGTCGATGTCCTCTCCATAGTCCTTATAGGTGGGCGTTGCGGTAAAGCTAATGCCGCCGGTCGTCGCGCCAATCTGCCCCGATTCCCCGATGGCGCCGGTTGCGGGGGTAAAATCGGTAGTCAGAATACCGGCGTTGATCTGGAGCTTCTGAAATGCATCGGAGGGAATTTTTGTGAATTTCATATTTTCTTCCTTTCATCAGTTTTGCGATAGGTATTCCACCGTGATGTTGAGATACCTTCGCTTGATGTTTTTATCGCTTTCGTCCGCGATGTTCTGACACCACGGGGAGCCACGCTTGATCCACATTGCTCCGCCGTCATAGGCGACCATACAGCCGCCCATGCCGATTGCGTCGCTGATTTCTTGTGCCTTTGCGTTGGGTTTCGCTTCGCTCTCGGTGTAATACCAGAGGTTGACCGTAAGCGCGGTCTCGCCGCTCTCCCATGATCCTGTGATAAGCTCATAGGTCAGCCACGGGAAGGTCGCGTCCTCCGGCACATTCGAGGTCGGATACGACGGGAGGAATTGGGAAAACCACGCATGGAGCGCCTTGTCCTTTGTCATTTCGGCAGCTCCTTTCGCTCCGCGGTGAAGAATTTCAGTGCCTTAATGATTGCGCCCGCAGACCTCGGCGCGGCCTTTTCCTCGGGATTTGAGGTCACGCGATAGGTAATTCCCGTTTCCGTATCGCGGAAATAATCGTTGTACTCGATGGGAACGCTCTGATTGACCAGTGCGGAATATACCGAGGTAACGCCGTCCTTTTCCGCCCTGCGCGCTTCCATCGAGGTGTCGAGTGCCTGATAGTTGAGAAATTCCGCACCCTCTTCCCACGCAGTGATGTAGCCGCCCGCGCCGTCAGGCGTGCGCTTTTTCTCCATCAGAATGCACTTGTGGGCAAAATCGTCCAGTAAAGTCACGGTTCCACCCCCTTGAGCTTGCGCCAGTCATTTAATCGGCCTTTAAAAGCGCCCTGCCAGCCCGTCCCAGCGCTCGTGTCGGCATTTCCGCCGCTCGCCTTAGTGTAACTGTACCCGCCGAAGCTTTCGCTCGTGTACGGGCTTAAAACGGCTTCACCGTTCTTTTCTTCCCACGCGGCGATATCTTCGGCAAGTGCAACTACAGCCTTTGGCACCGCCAGTGCCCACACCATCCCTGTAAACGTTTCATCCGTCAGGTCGACCTCCGGATATTGATGCAGACCGTCATTAAACACAGAGCCGCAGATACGGAAATATTGATTGGTCAGAAGAAAAGGCAGCGCAATGCTGCCATTCTCCACGGTGAACGTGCCCTCGTGAATCTCCACAAGGAACCAGTTGTTCAAGTGCCGTAAGACTTGTTCAAGCATCACGCTGCCCTCCTATTTAGCCCGCGCCGGCCACCGAAACGGTAGCCACGGCAATGCCGTCCAGATACTCAGCCCACAGCTTCATGCCCATGATGGCGTACATATCGCCGGTGGCTCGGCTGTAATCGCCGTCGACATGGACGCCGATCAGGTTGGTCTCGCCCTTCACGGTGTAATTCAGCCCCAGCTTGGCAAAGTCGCTGTCGCTCGGGTCCACATAGTACAGGTCGATGTTTTCCACGGGCAGAGCAATCACCTTCTGGGAGGCGATGTACTTCTCGGGCAGCAGGAACAGGGTGCGGTAGCCCATGAAGTTCTCCACGTAGTTGATTCCGAACATCGTCTGCACGGTGATCTCCTTGTCGCCCAGGTAATCGTAAGCGTCGATGATGTTGGCGAAGCCCACCACCTCGGTTACGTCCTTATCCAGACCGGCAAACTTGTCCAGCACTTTGCCCTTTGCCATCGCAAGAGCGCGCTGCCAGGTCTTTTCCGTTACCTTGAGCGTGCCGGTGCCGAGGAAGGTGTAGAAGTCAGTCAAAACCTTGTTTTGCAGGGCCACGAGGAAAGCCTCGTCGGTCTTCTCCACGGCAACGTCAGCGCCGTACTTTGCCACGCTCTCGATAGTCACGCTCTTGGCATACTTGGAAATGTCGATATCGCCGTAGGCAACAGGCTCCACCTTCATCTTGGTGAAGGGGATCTCGTCACCCTCAGCCACAGTGCCGCCCTTGAGACCGCCGTCCACGCTGGCCTTGTAGGAAACCAGCTTCGTGCCGGGGGCCTTGCGAATGGGACGCATAATGCCCATGATGTTACGCAGTGCGTCCCAGTTATCGGCGAAGCGGGACACGAAATCCACCTCACGGGCGGAAGTGGTAAACTGTGCAGAAGTTGTTACATTAGTTTTCGCAGCCATAAATAGCTCCTTTCAAAAAATCAGTTATTTTCGCTTGCCATCAGATCGGCAAGCGCTTTCTGGCGCTCCGCCGTAGACATCACATAGCGGCCTTTATCGTCCTTCTTGTAGATGTCCTCTCGGGATTTCGCGCCGCCGGTGTTTGCCGGGGGGTTGGCGGGATTCGCCCCGTGCGTCTGCGTGGTGGAGACCAGCCCCTTGTAGGTGCCGTCTACGAGTGCATCAAGGATCTTGGTGTCCTTGATTTTCTCGCCGTCCATCTCCAATGCGGCCATTTCCTCGCCGCAGCCACGCATAGCAAGGTCGAGATTCGCGCCGGTGATGTTTTTGCTCTCAAAGTAAGCCCGGACGGCCTTTTCCTTTGCCGCCTTGCTCTCCTTTGCCGTGACATTGGCCTTGAAGTCCTCAAAAGCCTTGTGCTCTTTCTCGTACTTCTCCTGATAGCCGTTGTCACCTGCTGCCTTGAGATCGTCCAACTGCTTCTGAACGCCGAGCAGCTTCTCCGCATCGGCCTTGTAGCGGGTCACATCCGCCTTTAGGCCGTCCACGGTGTCGGTATGCGCCTCGATGATGGTATCAACCTGCTCATCGGTAAGCCCCATACCCTTCAAAAGTTTTCGTGTAAGTGCCATGACACTATCTCCTTTTCTTCGGTTCCGTTCCTTCGGAAACGATAGTTTTATAAAAACCGCTGTCCCTTGCGGTAATTAACAAAAAGAGCCAACTGCATACAATTTGTAAGCAGTTAGCTCCTATTTCAGTTCGTCCTCCAATATCTTCCGGTATTGGATGGCATGGTCGGCGGCAGCAGGTTTCAAAAACGGCTGTGCCTTGTTGCCACGCGTGTAATGCCAATTTCCCTTTGCGTCCTGATACACCCACGGTGTAGGCCGTCCGCCGCCGCCCTCGGCGTAAATGCCGGTGCCAAGCTCAACATAAGCGGCATACTCGTTGTCCGTCCCGATGATTGCCGCCAGTTCCTGCTCGTCTACCACATGGGTAATGCTGTTCCGCAGAATGCCGGTGTCAACGGGGCACAGCTTTTTCGCATATCCCTCTGCCACCAGCCCGCACTTTTCCAGCCCCCGCAGAAGCGCCGCATGGATGGCGCCAGAAACCTCTTTGCTGTTGTCATGGATCTCAACACTCATGATCTGAAAATAAAAAATCGAATTCTTTTTGCAGCGCTTTGAACTTGACATCGCGCTCTCTTTCAAGTAATCTCACAACCGGGTCCGACGGATGATCCAGCCCTTGCCATTCCGGATATTTCGCCCGCTCCGTTTCTATTTTTTCGGTGTAATTGCGAAACAATATCTCGCACTTTGCCAAATACTCAGCATAAAGCGGATGCGCTCTATCGACTTTTTTCTTTGCGTTCATACGCTACACCCAGCTCCTTGCTCAGTATTTTCATTACTTCGTGGTACCTGTCAATGTCGGGGTCTATTTCGCCGTCCCACATCATCCTAAAGACATCCGTTCTCTCAATTTCTTTGAATCTATTATAAACGTAGCTCCGGTCTTTGGCAACCGTGTCTTTTGTCCGCCGCATGGCATAGACGAACAGATGGTCAGACGCAATTGAAACATCTTCGCCACTCCAAATGAAAAATGCGATGTCTTCCGCGCTGAAAGAATAATTTGTTCCAGCCTCCGGGTGATTGTGGTAGGAATACGATCCCTCCAGATCACTCGGTATTGCTGCCGGATTTACGAAGGAGTTCTCGCCGGAAACACGCCATACTTTTCCGTCTTTTGTGATAGAATAGTTGACCTCGTAATTACACCCTGCCAGCTCCTTTTCCGCGCCTTCCAGGGTTTGCATGACTGCCTTTTTATCCGAAAAATCAATCTCCTTAACCAGAATCGGTTTTCCGGGCATTGCGTTACCGCCATTTCCGGCGCTTTTTCCGCTTTTCCATCCTGCCCACTCTGCAAAGGACATGCCAGAAACAACCTCTGTTTGCCCCGTAGCGGCGTTTCTGGCGTGTCTTTGCGCGGTTGAGGTGTCTACCCCGTCCACAGCGGCGATCAGCGTACAGCGGCAGTTATATATCTCCCACGGTGGCCCTTGTGGGTCGCCGGGAAATCGACAGCCATTAGAAAACTTCTTGTCCTGCGCCACTTGTTCGCCGTCAAGCATGGCATGAGAGTGGCGGGTACGCGAGTCCAGCGTAGCCAACCATTCTTTTTTGAGCTTTATTCCCATCTTTCCAGCCGCCGCGTAGCTGTCCATGCGTCCGGCGTTCTGCGCGCCAGTCACGGCTGTACGGGCGGTGCGGATGGCGGAATCGCGGCTCATGGTGGTAATCCGCTTTTGCAGGTCATCCGCCATGTGCTTGATGCTTTTGCCCTGCAAGATGGAGCTGGTCACGCTTGCCGTGATTTGCTTCTTGCCATACGCGAGGTCGATACCACGCTTTAAGGCGCGTTTCGGCGGGTAATATGGCATTAAGTCCGGTTGCTCTACCATGAGCCGCTTGACCGTCTGCTCGTCCCACAGGTCAAAGCCGACGTTGCCCGCGACCTGTTCGATGGTATACGCCGCATAGTTGCGGTTGAGAGAGTAGATACCGGGCGTTGCATCGTTGGTGTAGGATACCGCCACAGCGTTTGCGTCGGTCACACGGTGAGCCACCTTGTCCCGCATGGCCTGATAGCGTTCCCCGCGCCCGATCTGATTGAGCCGCCATTGCTTATAGTCGGCCTCCGTCCATTCCTTACCGTTCTGCGCGGTGCCGATCAGCGCTTTCATTTCCTCGTCGCGCTTTTTGAATTGCTCAAAGTATGCGTCAATGGTTTCTTGCAGCTCTTTCCCGGCTTCGCGGTACAGCTTCGCAATGCGCCGTTCCAGCGCGGCAAGTTCTTTCTCAGTCCGCAGGTGTGCCGCGTCCGGTTTCTGCATTTGCTGTCACCTCACGCATCAATCGTATGTACGCCATATTCTACGGCGCACTGATGCTCAATTTTGCAACCGCGGGCTTCACTCCAACCTTGTGCAAAATATGCAATGTCAGCCGCAGAAAGCAGCTCGATGGATTTTGCCAAGTACCACATAGGATTTGCGTCAACTGGTGCGTTCTGAAAAAAGCTGTTGATAACTTCAACATCTTCACCGATTGCGTCTTTTGCTGCTTGAATAGCATCGCTGCGAACGGCGAGAATTTCAGCATCAGTCTTTCCGCGCATCGGCTGTGAAATAAAAAGTCTTTTCATTCGTTTCCTCCATTTCCCCCAATTCTATCCTCAAAGCTGCGGTCTATTTCCTCCGCCGCCTTCCTCTTTGCCATGTCCTCGTACTGGTCAATGTCACCGTTGATCGTTAGCAGCTTCTTTGTGATGTATTCGTCATCGTAATACGCCGCGCCCAGAAGAATGTTCTGCGTTTCCTCGCTCTTGTTGATGATCTGATTACGCGTGTAACTCGGCTGATCTTCAATGCCTGCCAGACGAAGAATCTCAACAATAAACCGCGTGACCTCGGATTCAAACTTGTCCGTTTTCAGATCCAGCGGCACATAGCTGGCCTTAATTGCGGTCGCCGTCTGGTTCCCCGCAGATACCGCCGCAGCGTCAAAGCACTGGAAATCTTCGTACAGCTTTTTCTTGAGCATATCAATGGTGCTGCTGGTGCCCTCATAGGGAGCCTCGATAGTTTTACTCTCCACCTTTGCGCCATCATCGCCATTGGCGTGGGCGACATGGGTGGTTTTCAGCCGCTCAATAAACTTTGCATCGTCCAGATCCGTCATGCCCTCGCAATTGGAAATCACCCAATAGATCAGATTGCCCTCGTCCACGTTGTTTACCATATTGGAGGACGCCAAATCCAGCGCATCAATGGTATTGCGCTTGCCGACGATCTCGGAGAGACACCGCTTGTTGTTTTTCAGCGGCACGATGGGGAAACTCGGATAATTCCCACCGTCATAGATTTCGGTTTCGCCGACTTCGGCCTTGCGCTCGATCAGCTTATAACTGCGCTTCGGCTGCATGACGTCCATATCCTCGCCGCTGGGCTGGAAATACTCGGTAAAACCGTCAATCTCATACAGCGTCGCTCTCAACGGCTTATCCTGTGCCACCTGCCAGAACCGGATACCTGCTTTCATTGCGCCGTCTTCCTCATCGTAGAGAGGGACAAACTCAAGCAGGGAGAACACCCGCAAATGCGTCAGATCCCAGAAGCCGAAAGACACGCCTGCGATTTTCGCCTCACGCGCCGCATCCATGACTTCCTGGTCGAAGTCCGGGCATAGCTTGTTCGGGGTTTCCTTCTCCGCGAAGGTCACGCCGTTGCCCAGAAGATACGATACCTCCTGATCCACCGCCAGACCGAAGAACCGGCTGGCCAGCTTATGGTTTGCCGTCCACATATCCGCGTGGGCGCGGCCCTGCATATCATAGATGATCTTTTCATAGCGGTTGATGGTTGGATTTAGACCGTTATAGTATTCCTCCGCATCCGCTGCCGTCTTATATGCGTGGGATTCGCGATGCGCGTTGATCGCACTGCGGATAAACTCCATCCGCGCCTTTTCGTCCTCACCCACCGCAACAAGGTCATTATATGTCTTAATCTCCGCTCACCCCTTATCTCAGAATGGAAACATAATCAGAGCTGTCGCGTTTGTTCCACAACCGCTTTACGATACTGGCCGCGCTGTCCGGTGCGTCATCATGCTCCACGTTCTCGTTGTAATCGCAAATCTGGTCGATATACGCATCATCCGTACCGGCCACAAAAACCACATTGCGCCATTCCGCCTTGAGATAGCTTGTGATTTTAAGGAATTTGTTCATGCTTTCGTGATAGGTAACGGCCCGTTCGCCCTTCGCACGCAACGCCTTTGCCAAATATCCCTTGTCGGCGTTGGTCTCGCAGTAAATCCCCCCAGCATTGAAGGACTTCCGAAGCCGGATAATCTCATCCATGCAATCGTCCACATGCTTGTGCCAAAGCCGCCCATAGAGGTAATATTTTGTTCCCTTCTTCCGGGCGATTGTGAACGCCGTGTAGTCATCGCCGCCGTATGCCGCGTCAATATGGCAAATGCCCTGCTCTGCAAGGCAAGGCTCACCGCCAATTTGCGGCGTGTCAAAGATCACATCATCACTGGCAATGTGTCGCAGCTCGTAGTTTGCTACAAACAGGGATGACGTCATAGACGATTTAATGGTTTGCAACTCATCCCCGGAGATCAACCCAGTTGAATAGCAATCGTACTTTTCAATATTCGGCATCATGGAAAACGCGTCTTCCTTGTGCCAAGGCGTCCCGGTGTTAAAAATTCGCCCGCCCCGATTGCGGATGTTCTGTAACTCCTGATAGATCGTTTTTGTATGGTCTCGCTCTGCGCGAGAAATACGGTCCTGCACGTTTACAATATCGTCCGTAAATATGCGGTCAAAATGCTTGCCGGTCAAGGATCCGTTCACGCCGCACGCTACAAGCTGGCTCGTGCCCTTGTTGTCCGCTGCCAGATTCGTGGAAATCTCCGTTGCGGATACCGTTGTCAGGATCAGCGGTTTCCCGTGGATCTTCTCGCACAGCGCCTCCATGTATGGCGATAGCAGCAAATTCCGCACCTGCCGCACAACCTCTTTCACGTCCGCATCCGTTTTTCGCATAAACAGCGTTTTGAGATTCGGCAGAAGGACGATGATCTCCGCCAGCGCAATCGAAACACACGTTGTTTTATAACTGCCACGGTGCGCCTGCAAGGTTTTGTCCTCACGCCCGCGCACCATATCCTGTATCCATGCGTTGTGCAGTGCGCCCAGCTTATCAAACCCAACAGCATGGCCGAACGCAATGGGATTATGTATCAGCAGTTCCGCCGCTTGTATCCGCGTCATTCTGCATCACCATCTTCTCCAACTCGTCCAATGCAATGCCCTTCGCGTCCGTAACCGCCACGTCCACGCTGTCACGCTGCCCCAAAAATTGTTTACCGAGGAAAATCGCCATTGTAGCGTTCTTTTCAGCCAATCGCCACTGGCTCCGACGCAGTGAAATTTTCCCCGCGCCGCGCTTTTGTTTAAATACCTCGGAAAAACTGGCATGATAAGTGCGTTTACACCAACTATCCAATGTTTTATCGGTCACGTCAAACCAACCGCAGATTTCCTCAAGCGTGCATTGCAGGCCGCAGAGGTTCTCGAACTGCTTCTGGTCTATTTCCTTTCTTGGCCTTGCCATACGCGCCCTCCTTTCTCTGCTGGCGTTTAATAAACTTCTCCATGTCCCGCTTTAGGTGCGGGCTGCCTGTTTTTTCAATGATCGCCCGCGCTTCTTCAATCGTCATTCAGAAGAACCGCCTTTCCTCCGGTAAACTTTTCCCATCGATCAATAATGACGTCCGCATACTTCGGATCCTACTCCATGCAGAAAGCGTGTCTGCCATTCTGCTCCGCTGCCATAATTGTTGTGCCCGAGCCAGCAAACAGGTCAAGAACATTCTCACCCGGCTTGCTGGAGCACTGCATCTGGTAATCAAACAGCTTAATCGGCTTCATGGTCGGATGCTCCGCAGATTTGACGGGCTTATCAAAATTCAGCACAGTTGTCTGCCTGCGGTTCTTGAAGAAGTAGTGCTTCTTGCCTTCCGTCCATCCGTACAGGCAAGGTTCGTGCGCTTCCTCTTCAATCTCGCTCTCACCATACAGGCAAGGCTCATGTTTCCACTGGAAATCCTGTCTCCCCATCACAAGGGAGTTCTTCACCCAGATCAGGCACTGCCTGACACGCAGCATCGCATCTCTGCACGCACCGCGAAAGTTATACCCTTCACTGTTGTCTGCGTGCCAGATGTAGAACGGAGCACCGGGCTTCATGACCATCGCCGCATTGGAGAATGCATCCGTCAGGAAACGCCTGAAGGCCGCATCCTCCATATTGTCGTTCTTAATCTTCCCGGCGGTGCCCTGATAGTCCACATTGTATGGGGGGTCTGTGAGCAGCAAATCCATTTGTGCCCTCCCCACGAGCTTCTGTACGTCTGTCAAAGATGTGCTGTCTCCGCACATAAGGCGATGGTCTCCAAGCTGGTACACATCGCCCAGTTTGCTCTTCGGCTCTGCCGGTAAAACAGGATCGTAGTTATCCTCTACCACTGACGTGTCGAGTTCATCACGCAGACCCCAATCAAAGTCAAAAGCAGACAAGTCAAGCCCCGGCAGCTCATCAGCCAGCAGGTCAAAGTCCCAATCGCTCTCGTTGCTCTTGTTATCTACCAGCCGCAGGGCGTTCACTTGCTCCGGTGTCAGATCGTCCACGCAGACACAGGGCACTTCTTCCATGCCCAATTTCTGAGCAGCCAACGCTCTGCAATGCCCAATGACGATAACTCCATCACGGTCAATCACAATCGGCTGCACAAAGCCGTATTGCTTGATGCTCTCCGCAACATTGTTGATTTGCCGTTTATCATGCTTTTTTGCGTTGCCGGCATACGGCACAATATCCGCAAGCCGCCGTTTTATGATTTCCATGCTTTCCTCCTTGTTTGTCACCAGCCCCCACCCCTTGGCTACAGTAACAGTCTTTCCCCACCCATGCGGCCTTCTGGAAGCTCTCAAACATGGGTTACACAGTCTGCCCGCAGAGGGGCAATGTCTTTTTTAGTGCCGCACTTCCGGGCAGGCGCTATGCCATTTGCCCACGGCAGCGGCTCTCCGCTTTTTTGGTTGCTCTTCCAGCTGAGCGATAACATCGCCGGGGCTTAACCGCCCCTTTTTATAATGCCGAATGGAAGGCGCGACCTTCCGGCTCTGATCTGTGAGCTGCTTCGTGCGTTCGGCATAGATCGCCGCCTCTTGTGCGCCGGGCGGCTACGGCGTGCCATTCCCTGGCCGGGGGCTGCTGGCGGGACGGCATTCCCGATCATCGTCCCCGCGCTCTGCCAGCTTTGCCATTTGGAGCGGCGGCGCGGTTTTGAGCCACGCAAGATTCGGGATGTTGTCTATAGCCATCCCCTCTCTATCCCATCTGGGCGCCGCATATAGCAACAGCCCGCAGGATACCCCCGCAGGCTGTCATGATCGAGTTGTGCCGGTACGCCCGTTCCCGGGGCCGCTTGCGCGGTGCGCCCAATACCGGCGGCGCATAGAAGGGAGGAAAAGTGATGATTGGGAAATCGCGTGGATGACCATGTCCTATCATCCACTGTACCTATTGTAGCACATCATTAGGTGGAATCTGTATCACCTTTCACGAGTAACCCTGCATATTTCGCTACATCATGCAGGAATCTTTCCTTCCTCCGGCTGAATGTTGCCTCGCTAATCCCAGGAATCACGATCTTGTTGCGAGAGTATTTGTGCTTACCTTGGCAGTTGCGCATAATGCCATATATCAGCTGCCGCCGGATTGTATCGCTACCGATATCTCTGCCACAGCGGTCTATAGCGTATTCCACCGCAAGCATCTTCTGCGTCTCCGGCCATCGCTCTATGGCGGCCAGCTGCTCCGCCTTACTCTCGGGGGGTCTGCCGGCGCCTTGTCCTTTTGGCATGCCCTCCGTAGCGTTATGCGTCCCTCCCAGTATCTCCGCCCGGGCCTCGCGATACGCCCGCACCCGGCGCGGATACCCACGCACATAAGCAATGCACTCCAACCGCACATCATAAGGCAGCGTCGCCTTTTTGCTCATTTGCCCTCCTTTACTCCGCGCTGTTTACCATCTTATATTCGCCCCGCAGGGCCTTTTCTATGTCCGCCATCTTGATATATCCGTTGTTTTTGGCCTCCACCAGCTCCACAAGGCACTGCTGTAAGTATTCCAGGCTACGGGTGTCGTGCTCGTCCGCCGTCTCCTCCCGCACATGGAATCCGCACTTGTCCAGCAGCACGCAGGAAACATTGTCCATGCATTGTTTGGTGCCATCCAGGCGGCCCAGCTCGTAGGCCTTGGCCGGATTATTTGGCACCGGTCTGCCGTCTGCCCTTTTGAGCATCGCTATCACCCCTTTCCTCGTATATGCATACTCCCGGTGTATTTGCCACTGGGCAATAATCCGCACACGCCGGGCAATCTGCGTTGACGCAAACCTCGTCTTGCATCCACTTGCATTCATCAATCATCGCCGCCACCGTCCTCCAGATATTCGCACCACGGAAAACACACCACATCTGATAATAATGCGGGGCATTCCAGTTCGTTAGGGCAAGTGCAAATTAACATTCCGCACCTTCCTTCCGTTCGCCGTAGGAGCAGAAATCGTCCGGCTTTCGCTTCTGGAACCAGCAAATACTGCAGCTCCCGCCAAACTCATGCTTGCAGTTCTTGCAGTGTACCACGACCTCTGCATCTACGGTGGGGAGCTGCTCTGCATACTCCAACACCGTCTCGATGCCATTGATGAAATGCGTGTTGGCGTGTTCTTTGTCACAACGGTTTGCATGAATGGGAAACGCTTGCAGTTTGTCAGCGTCAATCAGCCGCATTGTTGTCACCTCCGTCCATTATAGCGCCGCAGTTGGGGCAGTAGGCGAATTGCGTCTCCGCGCCAGATACCAGCCCGCCACAGGCGCTACAGCGCCACCAGTCTACACCGCCAGCAAACCTCGGCCCGTCATGTACAAAGTGCCCATGCACCACCGGGGCCACATCAGCGGCGGGAGCATCATCAATCATACGGAGAACAACCGCAGCATCAGTCTCTGTTTCCATCGTATACGCCATTTCAAACATTGCCATTTTGCGGATGTAACTTCGCTCAATGTATTCAGCCATTGTCAGCCCTCCAATTTCATGAAGCAGCCCCAAAAGGTCTGCGATTTCTTCCCGCTGTGATGACCAAATAAAGGCCGCTGTCCTATCGCTTTCCAAACTTCGGCGGCAGGGATATGTGTTTCCGCCCATTTGAAAATCAATACGCCATCGGGTTTAAGCACACGCATACACTCTTTGAAACCGTCGTGGAGCATTTTCGGCCAGTTATTGTCGAGTCGGCCATACTTTTTAGCCAACCATGCGTTCTCTCCAACCTGACGGAGATGGGGCGGATCCCAGACAACAAGAGCAAACGAATTGGCATCAAACGGAAGATCCGTAAAATCGCATTGAATATCGGGGGCAATAATGCAAGATCTCTCGGACTGGCCGTTTCCCGATTTCCAAACACCATACAGTTCTGCAGCTCGTTTGTCTGCATAAATTGCGGCGGGGTGATTTTTATTGAACCATATTGTTCTGGATCCGCAGGTCACATCAAGAATCTTCTTTTCGCACATCGTCAACCCTCCTGTTCCATGCCTCGATTGCTTTTTCTTTGCTGGGCAGCCCAGATACTTTCATCTTCTTTGTGTGGAGGCCATCACCAGCCCTATAT